AAGCTCTCGCCGATGGCGCAGGGCCTGCTCCGGGGTGAGATCGAACGCTTCTCGGACGTGTGTCGATTCGCCCTCACCTGCAATGCGGTCAACAAGATCACCGACCCGATCAAGTCTCGCTGCCAGGGCTTCCACTTTCTCACGCTGGACCGCGATGATTTCACGGCCCGCGCCGGAGAAATTCTCGTCAAGGAAGGCATCGAGTTTGATGTCGAGACTCTGGTCTCGCATGTCGATGCCACCTACCCGGATATGCGGAAGTGCATCGGGATGCTGCAACAGCACAGCACGACCGGCACCCTCATCGCGTTCGCGGTCGCGGACATGGAGGGGGCGCAGGATTACCTCATCGACGTCATCGCCATGATTATGGGCGGCGATCTTCTTGGCGCCCGCAAACGTCTGGTCGCGGAGGCTCCACCGGAGGACTACCCAGACATCTACCGCTATTTCTATCGCAACCTCGAAATCTGGTCCGATACTCGTCAGGGTCAGGATGAAGCCATCCTGATCATCCGCCGCGCTCTGGTCAACCACCCGAACGTTGCCGACATCGAGATCAATCTTGCGGCCTGCATGGTCGAGCTTTCGAGGCTGCGTTGAAATCAGTAGTCGAAAACACCAACCACATCACTGCCGTGCGGAAGGCCACTCGGGTGTTCTATATCAACACCGGAAACATGCCTTCGGCTAAAGCCCGCGCTCATCTTGAGCAAGTCAAACAAGACATCATGGCTACTGCTGATACTGTATTCCACGAAAACTTCTTTATAGCAACGGGCGACGAATCCAGTGTAGAAGTATTCTACCCCTGAGGAACAACATGCTTAGCGACTACTCCCCAAATGGAATGTTCGTCCAGCCGCCGAAGAGAACTCGCATCTTCTACGTCGGCATCGGCGAAAACAACTCAACCACGTCGGCAAGAGCGAAGAAGCTCGTTGAGGAGTTCAAGCGGGAAACAAATCCCGACAGCACTCACTACGAGAACATCTTCCTCGCGTCGCCGAACAACCACCACCACGTCCATATTTTTTAAGGATATTCATGACTGCCGAAACGAAGAAGACTTTCGGGGACCGCTACCTGCGCAACCGTCCCTTCCTGGTCATCTCGACCATCGCCCGCCCCGCCAAGGGCATCCGCACCTACAAGCAGGGCTGGGCTGACACCTCATCCAACTGGGCCACGTTCGAACAGCCGCAGATCGTTGATCGGGTCTCGAACAAACACCTCACCGAAGCCAGCGTCATCATCGACATCCTGAATCGCGCAGTGGTCAAGAACCGCCACAGCGACGGGAACGACGACAAGCTGGCCGTCGAGCACTTCCTGACCAAATACACCGAACTCGTCACCGAGGGTCTGGTCCAGTTCGCGCGCAACTCCGGCCTCGTCAACGAAGCCACCGTGGCCGCCGCCGCTGCTGAAGCGGATGCGGAGGAAGCTGCGGCTGCCGAGTGACCAACAAGATCATCCTCACGGACGTCGATGAGACCATTCTGAATTTCACCGGCCCCTTCGAGGCATGGCTTGCAGAGCAGGGCTACACCGTCAACGGAACCCTGCGGGACACCTACGGCATCCACCACCTGATCGGCATCCACGACCTCGACGAGATCACCAGGATTGTGGGCGAGTTCCACGATGCAGGAGAGACCTTCGCAGCCTTGGAGCCGGAACCACACGCTCTTGAAGCCATGACGGAACTCTATCTGGACGGCTTCAGGTTCGTCGCCATCACGGCGGTTGACGATACGCCCAACATCAAGGCGAGGCGTATCGAAAACCTCAACCGGGCGTTCGGGTTCGACTTCGAAGATTGTATCTGTGTCGGTCAGATGCAGCCCAAGACGGAGGCGTTGAAGAAATTCTCGCCGACCGTCTGGGTCGAGGACAACCCCCACCACGCCTACGAGGGCAGCCGGTTGGGTCACCGCACATTCCTGATCAACCACGCCTTCAACGAATATTTCAAAGATGATCTCGTCACGCGGGTCCAGGACTGGCGCGAGATCAGAAAGGCTATCCTGTGAACTTCATCGCTGAACATGGCGACATACTGATTGGCATCGGCGTCGGTGCCGCCGCCGCTCTGGTGGGCGGAGTCGTCTTCCTCCTGTGGCTTTTCAAGGACTTTCGAATCAGATGATCTCTGGTTCCTTGCCGCCGCTAGCCGGACACGCAACCGCGACCTCGCGGCTTGGGCCATACACATACTCCGTTCGCGGGCGTGACGCCCACGGTCACGAGGTCACACTTGGTTCGTTCACTGACAACGAAAAAGCGATTAGTTTCAAAGTCAAACAAATCCTCAACCGTGGCACCTTGGGTTCCTACATAACGCCAAACAAAGCCCTTGCTTTCAACAAAGCGCACGTGGTCATTCAAACGGTCCATCGTTTTCAGAGATTCCTGAAGGATGACGAGTTGAAAACTATCGGCTCTATTGTTCTCCCGAATATCGATGCTCGATATCCGACTGCGAAAGGATATGCGGACGCTGAGCTTATCGGCCAGTTGGAGTGGGAGTATGTCGATTACAATCTAGTTGCCATAAAGCGTCCAAATAAATGGTATTGCACCATGGAAGTTGTGGCCGAACTGAATAAACTTACCCCACACAATGGTCACATTATTTGGGAGACCAACTTCGGCGATTTGGAAGCCGACGTATCAAAGGAGATGCTTGCTTGCTGATAAACCTTTATGGCCCGCCCGGCTGCGGGAAATCTACGACCAGAGCGGGGGTGTTCTATCACCTCAAGCAGGCCGGAGTGAACTGCGAAGAGGTCACTGAATTTGCCAAGAAATTAGTCTGGGAGCATCGGGGCAAGACCCTCGAATGCCAGCCGTATGTCTTCGGCAAGCAGCTTCGTGACATCGAAGTCCTGAAGGGTCAGGTCGCGGCAATCATCACGGACTCGCCATTGCTGCTCAGCAAGTTCTACGGTGAGAAATACTGCGGTGATCGCTACCCGGCGTCGTTCTACGACTACGTGGTCGATCAAGCTCGCCTTCACGGTGGGATGAACATCCTGCTCCGTCGAGTGAAGCCCTACAATCCCAAGGGCCGCAACCAGACCGCTGATGAATCCGACGCCTTTGGTGCCGATCTGAAAGCGATGCTGGATGGTCTTGGCGTCGATTACATCGAACTCGACGGCGACAAGGAAGCGGCCGAGAAAATCGCTACGATGGCCCTGGCCCAGATGTCTGAGCAACGTTGACGCAGAGTTCGATGAACTCATCAACGCCGAGAGATTGTTTGGCGTAGTTGACGTGGTAATGGACCCACCAAACATTGTCGATTTCGTAAGGCAAGGTTGGGTCTTTCCTATCCAACGATGCCGTCGCTCGGTTGGCACTCTGGAATGCAATCTCCACTCCACTTAGAGCGCATTTTCTCTCTTGTTTGAGGTATAGGTCCCAAAGGTCTTCGATAGTCACGTGGAAAGCAATGTTCCTGACACGAGCCCCGTTTCGAAAACCGTTGAATCGGGTCAAAGAAAGCTCGCCGCAACCACGCCAACCACAGTGTTCCGCCATCTTCCTTCCTCGGTAAGCGGGCGCGAGGCGAGGAAGTCCGTAATGATCTAGGTAGTTGCTTACGGTCTTGTTGTTGCATCCAATCTCCTTCGAGATGTCAAGGGGAGACCTTTGCTTCTCGATGTGCTCTCTGATCAAGTATTCCTTCGTCAGTATGCTATCAAATTTTGCGATTCTCATGATTCCCAAGTATATTTCGTTTGAACTATTTATCCTGGAAATAATATGCCAATAGGACACCTCACCGTAATCTGCGGCCCCATGTACGGCGGCAAGACCACCGAACTCCTCAAGCGAGTCCTGTGGTCCCGCAATGGGCTCGGGCGCCACGTCCTCGTGGTCAAGCCAGCCTTCGATAATCGCTACTCGATGACGAAGATTGTCTCCCATGACGGTCTGTCGGTGGATGCGATGTCGATCAAGACTTGGCGAGACCACGTTGATGGCGGCCGACCCGAACTCGTATGCTTCGATGAGGTTCAGTTCTTCACCGACCCGCATTTCGACTGCGACATCATTGACGTAGTCAGAGGTCTTCTCGGAGAAGGCGTGGACGTTGTCGCGAACGGTCTGGACATGACCGCAGACGGTGACCCGTTCCCGATCACTGCTACCTTGATGGCCCTGGCCGACGAGGTCGTGAAGGTGAAATCGAACTGTTCGATCTGCGGAACGGCTGCCACGAAGACGTTGAAGATCGCGGGCTCTGGTGCCCAAATCGAACTCGGAAGCGTCGGCATGTATGAGCCTCGGTGCAATTCCCACTGGGAGTAATTGGTTGCCAAAATATCCCTTCCGCTATATTGGTCAGGGATGAAGAAGAAGCCATATCGGGCCAAGAAAGCGAAGGCACTCGGTCTTCACTGCGTCACCATCTATTGCGGTGACAACCCGGCTCGTGGTCGAATCCAAAATGATGTCGCCATGCTTCTCAAGCACGATGCTAGCGACGCCGAGTACATGTTCTCCTACAAGGTCAACCATGGTCTCCTACAGGTGGCCGTTCCGACCATGGGGCAGGCCCTTGCGGTCAGGATGCTGGGCGGCGAGTTCGTCGTCGAGACCCCCTTCTTCTATCAAAGCCACCCGAGCACGAACGGGCGCGGGCGGAACGTCACCTTTACCCTGGTGGCCGATTGATGATCATCTACACGACCAACACGGCCTACTATCGGGAAATTCCAGCCGGATATGGCTTCCTCCTGTGCAGTCAGGGGGTTTTTTCCATTCTGCCTTACGGGCACTCCCGCAACGCCGTTTACAATCTCAGAGAGGCCTTCATCGACCGGCCAGACTTTCGAGGATGGGGGGCGTTCGCCCGAGGCGTTAAAAGAACGTCTCGGCGATGGATTGCTCTGATGTCCACAAGAGAGGAAGCCGAGAGCATCGCCGATGCCCTCAAGGGTGTTCGCCACGGCTCGAAGAAATTCCACACCATCCTGCATCTGATGGCGGACGAGGTCCGATGATTCGCGCCGTCCACGACCACTCATCGAACCGGAAGCTTCCCGGCAGCAATACGTTCATCATTCATGGCATGCAGATCATGCAGGTGAACAGCTACGTCTTCAATGGAACACCACACGCCTCGATGCCCTTCGATCTTTCTAACGGGCGACTTCGAGTTGTTGATATCGGCGACGATGGGGAACCGGTGACGGTCAGAGCATTCCCGGCCGTAAAAGAAGTCGATTTCTGGGAGTTCGTCTGCGACACCTTTGAGGAGGCACAAACTGTCGTCGCGCACATTCTGCCCCTTCGTGAGAAATACGACGAGGAGGTCGCCGAGGCGAAGCGCAAACTCGATGCCTCCTGCTATCTGATCGCCGACGTCATCGAATAATTGACTGCGGCGGCCAGCCGGGCTATTTTGGCTTACCATTTAATCCAAAGACCCCCAGATGTTGATCGACCGCCTTGTCCAAGCAGGGGTGGCAACGCCCCCGCGTTGGATGCCCGCGAACACCCACTATCTCACGATGATGGGCTCGGTGGCCTATGGGGTTTCGGGCGACACGTCGGACGTGGACGTCTACGGCTTCTGCATGCCGCCAAAGGAGATGGTCTTCCCGCACATGCAAGGGGTCATCTCTGGCTTCGGCTCGGCTCCCGAAACCTTCCAGCAATACCAGCAGCACCATATGCCGCTGGACAAGGCTGAATACGACGTCGTCGTCTACAGCATCGTGAAATATTTCCATCTCCTGATGGAGAATAACCCGAACATCATCGACAGCCTCTTCACTCCGCAACGGTGCATCCTGCACATGACCGAGGTGGCCCGGTTGGTTCGTGATAATCGGCGCCTATTCTTGCACAAGGGCTGCTACCCGAAGTTCAAGGGCTACGCGTATTCGCAGATCATGAAGATCAAGGCGAAGAAGCAGTCCGAGAACGCCAAGCGGGCTGCGTCGATGGAAGAGCACGGCTACGACGTCAAGGCCGCCTACCATGTGGTCCGCCTCGCGCTGGAGTGCGAGCAAATCCTCGAAGAGGGCAACCTCGACCTGGAGCGCAACCGGGCCCAACTCAAGGCGATTCGTCGCGGCGAGTGGACCTTCGAGCATCTCGAACAGTGGTTCTCCGACAAGGAAATCCACCTCGAAAACGTGCACGCGGCATCCAAGCTGCCTGCCGTTCCCGACGAGGCGGCTATCCGGGACCTTCTGATGAAGTGTCTGGAACTCCACTATGGCAAGCTCGAACAGGCAGCCGTCGTTCGTCAAACTGACATGGCGCGCGTCCTGGCTGAGATGCAGGCGGTCATTGATAGGCACCAAACCTGATGGCCAAGAAGCATCTCCGCATGAGCTACATGGGCGAAGAGAACGCCAAGGCTCTCAACTATCTCCTGTGCTGGCCGACCAAGATCGGGCCCATGCCGGGTGACTTGACGGTGGCCGAAGTGGTCGAGAGGATGAAAGAAGATGGGTTCCCGTTCAGCTTCGTGCTGGACGGGGACCTACCTCGCGACTCACAGTGCCTGCTGGCGTTCTCATCCACTATCAAAGAAGAGACTGATCTCGGGGAATGGACAGCCCTCATCCACACCGAAGAAGCCACACCCAACTACGTCTCGAAGATGCTCATCTTTGCCCGCGACGACAAAACCTTCATGCGTCTTGTATTTCTGAACGGGATAACTATTGACCGCGCCGCGACCGGGGGCTAAGGTCATCAAATGTCCATGATGACCAAAACCCGCGTTGAGCACCAGGACTACGGAGCCGAGTCAGGCTACAAGTCTCTGACCGACAAAGCCATCAAGGAACTCGCGCTGGCGGTTCGCGCCGGGTCTGTGTTCGGAACCTGGAACTTCCGAGAGTCGGAAAAGAACATGATCGGGACGGTCTTCATGGCCTTCATGCTCATGAACTCCATCCAGAAAAAGATTCTGGTCCGGGACGGCATCTTCCACCTCTACGAATTCATGGACAAAGCCGGTCCTCGGTCGATCAACGGCTATCCGATTTTCTACTCGTTTCACATGCTGGACCGCGACGACGCCAAGCGGCTCGAAACGGCACTGGATGCCCTCGAATCCTTCATGGGAGAACCCTGATGCCCGGCCATTTCATCGACAAATCCAAATGGGACGACGTCAAGCCGCCGTTCTCCTTCGTGCGGGTCGATAACCCCGAGTTCCGTGACACCCATCGGGAGATGATGAAGAAGTGGCTGGTCGCCCGGTGCGGCGGCTGGATTTACTTCGACGACGTCGATACGTTCGTGTTCGAGCGGCCCGGCGACGCAATGATGTTCCGCATCTGGGTGGAGTCCGAGCCCTTCCAGTCCGATGGGTCGATTGATGACCCAGCCTAACCCGAAGGTCGTCGAATCCCTCGCGACTCTCTGCGCCTTCATCGGATGGGCTGAGGAAGATGACGCCGTTTATGGTGGCCGCAAGGCTGACGAAGCCATGAAGGCGTTGTCTATCGTCACCGGCATTCCGACGTCAAAAATTCGAGAGGTTGCGGGCGTAGATCGGTGAACACATACAATGCCTACGAGCGGCGCGAGACGCTCACCCAGACCCAACTCGAAAATCTCGAAGCCGCCCTGCTCGATGAGATTCGACGCTACCAGCGCACGCTGGACAACTATCCCCTCGACCGACTGGAGAAATACGGCAAGCCCTACATGGCGGTGCTGCTCGGACGGCTGGAGGATGTCCAACTCCTGCGGAGACGGTGATGAGCATCCTGGTCCCGTGTGCGGCCCTCTTCGCGTTGTCGGGTTTTTTCTTCTGGATGGCCCGCACGACCTCTCGTAAGCACCGCAAGCGACCGACCCGCCATGAAGCCCTCACGGGCGCCACGATGGGCTCCAAGGAGACCAAGGACGGCATTGTTGTCCTCATGGGCAAACGGGAGCCAGAGTGATGTCGTTCATGAGGCGACGGGCCAACATGGACTTCATGCACGGCCCCCAGGTTGATTGGGATGTGGGCGGCACGTTTGTGTTGCTCGAAGACGCCGGGGATGACCCCAAAAAGGTCGCGCTCGCGGTGCGGGCTCACCATGCCCAGCACGACAATCTGATGTCCATGATGGATGCCGTGTGGCTGATCAACAAAGCACCCGTCTATGTCGCGGGAGGGCTCGATCTCCGAGAGGCCGATCTCCTCAGGGGCCTGCTGGGAAGTCTCGGCGCCACCGTGTCGTGATCTACAAGACGTGCTCGATCTGCGGTCTCTACGATTGCGCGGAGCCCCTATGCGGCGACCCAGACAACGGAACCTGCGGTGCCCCGGACTGCCCGGAGTATTATCGAAACGCTCGCGTGGGATGCAAGGATTGCCGACCGGTCAAGAAACCGTTTAGTGTCGAATCCCGTACTCGACCGTATCCCACTTGAGTTCGACAAGGTCCATCTCGGGGTTCATGACCAGCATCTTGATGCAGTTGGGCCCCAGGTTGCCTCGGAGTGATCGAATGGCATCCTGCATGCTCGCAGGGCGACGGCCACGGTTCTGAGAAGTTGCGCAAGCCCGGATGCGGGATGCCATGGCTTCGGCTGCGGTCTTGAGCCCATGGGGCTTGGCCCGCACGCGCATCCAGCCCTCGTTGCCGTCCAGATAGAAACGAATGACCGCTGTCCCCGCTTCGGTGTTGAACGTGGCGGTGACTGACTTGAGTTCGCGAACGCCGCGAAGGACCATGTCGATGTCGGACAGGGACGGGCGAGGGGTGAGTTCGTGAGCGCGCATGCCGTATTTAGGCGGGCTTGCCGTTTACCGTCGCCTCGTAGGCGTAGAGGGTCTGGCCGGTCTCGGCCTCGTAGAGGTCGAACAGGGCGTTCATATTGGTCCGATCTTCGACCGGCACCGGGTCGGCAAGGCCGTCCTGGCTGTTCAGCACCGATACCATGTCGTTCAGGGCAGCATCGGCCTTCTCGCCATTCCGAATACGGACCTGGAGAGACTTCACGATGGCGAGCCGTTCGTGGGCGGTGAAGGTCTTCATTGATCGGGCTCGCAGACGGTGGGGGACAGGGTGATGTCCTCGCGGACAGCGAAGCTCCGGCCCTTGGCGGGGCGACCATGCATGACGACATCCGGGGCGGCGCCGACGCGAACCACGTAGTTGACGTAGTTGAGATTATCGACGAAGCCCACGGCGGCGAAACGCGAGATGGCGGCGGCGCGCAGGAGCGGCTCGGTGGTTTCGATCTCAGCGGCGGGGAAATCACGGGTCACCCGGCGACCGTTGCGGGCCTTGTAGGTGACGTGGAAATGGTGGGTTTTCTGCGGCAGGACGTTCTCGCCCAGCCATTCCTGAATGTGCGAGATGGCGGCGTCGTTGAAGCCTTCCATCTTCAGGGCGTTGTCGAGAAAGCGGTTCAGACGACCGTTGTCCAGATAGATGGGCGGAACGTCGCGCAGGCTGATCAGGATGCTGTTGGCCTTGTGCTCTTTCAGGAAACCGGTGCCGAACGAGTTGGCATAGTTGGTGAAATCCTGGACGGTCGCTGCGCAGATATTCATGGCTCTCTCCTCTTGAGCCCCCTTTGTGCACCCGCGTGGGATATTTGTCAAGCAAATACTCGCAACCTAAATATGCGATGGCACAAGAACACATTGACCTCCAGCGCAAACTCAAGGCTCTGGGATATAACCCCGGCGCCATTGACGGTGACCTCGGCCCCAAGTCGCTCCGCGCTATCGCGCTGTTCCGCTCTGACTTCAACATCGCAGAAGGCGAATCTGCGGTCCTGACTGGCCTCGCCGACGCCGCAGCCGGTCGTCTCGGGATGTCTCCCCTGGCCCGCATCACTCCTGATCGTCTCCGCGAGCTTGCTCCGAATGCCAACGTCGCTGTCTTGGCTCCGATCTTGGACCGAGAGTGCTCGACGCACCGCATCCTGACCCCTCGTCGTGTTCGCCAGTTCCTGGCTCAACTCGTCCACGAGAGTGGCGGCCTGACCAAGTTCGAAGAGAACCTCCGCTATCGCGACCCGGCTCGTCTTGATGAAATCTTTTCGGCCGTCCGTGGTATCGCTGATGCCCGCGCTCTGATCGCCAAGGGCCCGCAGGCCATCGCAAACCGCGTCTACGCAAACCGTGGCGGCAACGGTAACGAAGCCTCCGGCGACGGCTGGCGGTATCGCGGCATGGGCCCCATCCAAATCACCGGCAAGGATAACTGCCGCGCCGCCTCGGCGTGGACCGGCGTGGACCTCGTCCGCAACCCCGAACTCCTCCTCACCCCCGCCATTGGTATTCGTGCCGCGTGTGGCTTCTGGGTGGCGAACAAAATCAACGAGATGGTTGACGAAGACGCAAACGAAGGAGCTATCGGAAACATCACCCAGCATCTGCGTCTGAATGAGGAAGACGATGTCCGTCAGGCCACGCGCGCAGTCAACGGCCCGGCCTCTGAAGGTCTGGCAGAGCGGCGCCTTGTTCTCGAACGCGCCGGTCAAATCTGGAGACGCCCGTGAGACGCTACATAGATATCCTGATGGAGGCCTCCTTCTCGCATGACGAGATCGAAGACATCCATCACAAAGCCCTGAAGGATACTGGTTTCTGGGGTTCACAAGGCGCGGGTTGCATCATCTTGGCACGCTCGACTGACCGTATTCTCCTCTGCCATCGTTCCAAGGACGTAGAGCAACCCCACACGTGGGGAAACTGGGGCGGAGCCATAGACCCAGGCGAGACCCCAGAGGAGGCCGCCCAGCGCGAAGCCTATGAGGAAAGCGGACACCCCGGACCTTTCGAGGCCATTCCCCTGTTCGTCTTCGAGTCGGGTTCGTTCCGCTACAGCAACTTCCTCGTGGTCGTCGATGATGAGTTCACTCCCACCCCGCCTTCTCGGCAGAACTGGGAAACGCAGGGGCACCAGTGGTGCGAATGGGGGCAGTGGCCTCAGCCGCTGCACTTCGGCCTCGTGAGCCTCTTCAATGACCCAGCCAGTGTCGCTGCAATTCAGAAAGAGATCGCGGAAAACCGCGCAGCGAGGGGCGAATGAGGTTCCGTGAACTCTTTGAGAGCATCCTGGCCCAGCCGCCGTCTAGCGACGCCATGTATGCCTTCTATGACGCGCAGGAGCGGGAACTCGCCAAGATGGTGGCCGAGTTCCGTTCTGGAGGTGCAGCCCGCCAGGACTGGCCTCTCGTCCCAGCCGCGCGCCTGATCAAGATTTGGAAAGATCATGCCCGAATGGGCATCGTCCGGGATACGAAGGGCATGCAGGAGATCGCAACCCGTTTCTACTTCAACATCGTCCGCTTGCTCAACAACACCGAGGTGGCCGAGCATGGCACGAAGTCCAAGGAAGAGGTTCTCCAAGATCACATGGAAGACCCGGAGGAAATGGAAGCCTTCGTCGAGTGGGCAACCGACACCGATCACGGTTGGAGGATTTCAGACTACGGCTTTCCCCGCCTGACGGAACTCGCGTTTCGTCTCAACGACGCTTACGACGCAGAGGAAAAGCTCCTCGTCTGCGACGCTATTTTGAACGTCGTCCACCAGCGTTCCGACATGGCCTCGTGGTTCGTCGAGGGTGGGACCCGAACTCTAGACGCTATTTCTTCGGAGTAGGGCGGATGCCCCACGGCTGAGTTTTCGGCTTCACGACCGAGTGGAGTACCGCCATGGTCTCCCGCATCGTGTTCGCCGACAGGCTGTTGACCACGCTGATGATCGCGTCGTGCAGGAGAATAGGCACGCCGTCGAGGGACCAGCGGGCGATGAGAGAGTGGAACTTCCGCGTCGTCGTGGTCACCTCGTCGTTCAGATCAGTCTCCGTGAGGACGACGGTGGTGAACCCGAAACGCCCGACCGTGATTGCGATCTTGGTCACTTCGCCGGTCGGCTTCGTCATCGTGATGGTTGCGGTCTCGGGCATGCGCGATCTCCAAAATGGTTCAGACCAGCATTGCACATTTGGATTGCGTGTCAAGAAAAGACTGCGACGAGGACCCTATTTAGTCTCGCAACTTTCTTCGAAAGTCTCCACACATCTCCAAAAAACGGACTCCTAAATACAAGGTGCGGCACACACGACCTAACCTTTCCTCTTACTAGGAGACCTAACAGTGGCACGACAAATGAAGCGCGCTAACGCCAAACGCGCTGACAAGCCTAACCCCCGCGAAGACCGCAACCAGTCCTATGGCCGCCAAGGTCAGCAACAGCGCGAAACCCGCGATGACAGTGCTGAATCGATGCGCCCCAAAAAGCGGGTTGAACTCCTCCCACGCAGCGTTGCTCAAGAGGATTACTGTGACGCTCTCCTCGACCCCGACAAGCACGTCGTGTTCGCCATGGGCCCCGCAGGTTGCGGAAAAACCCTTCTCGCCACCCAGTATGCCGTCAAGGGTCTCCTCGACGGTAGCTTCGATAAAATCGTCATCACTCGTCCGGCCGTCTCGGTCGATGAGCAGCACGGCTTCCTGCCAGGCGGCCTCGTAGAGAAAATGCAGCCGTGGATGATGCCCATCCTGGACGTCTTCAAAGAACACTTCTCGCCCGCCCAGGTCGCGAAGATGATTCAGAACGAAGTCATCGAGATCGCACCGCTAGCCTTCATGCGTGGTCGGACGTTCAAGAACTCCATCATCATCGCCGACGAAATGCAGAACTCAACGACGAGCCAGACCAAAATGGTCCTGACCCGTATCGGCGAGAACTCGAAAATCCTCATCACGGGCGACCTCAAGCAACACGACCGGGGCTTCGACACCAACGGTCTCAAGGATTTCGTTGAACGCCTTGAGAAGCGCGTCAGCCCATCGATTTCGGTCATCCGCTTCGGGAACTCAGACGTGGAACGTCACCCCGTCATCGAAGACATTCTCGCCATCTACGGCGACGATTGATCTGCACTGCTTTGCCGCATAGAGAGGGCGCCCTTCGGGGCGCCTTTTTTATAGGACGTCGATGACGTCCCCATCCGCGTCCAGATAGGTGATCGTGTAGCGGGGGTCCGACGTGGACATGCAAGACAGACAGCAAGCCACTATCTCAACGGTGCCTACGGGGTCCTGGGAGGGGTCCCTGACGGCCTGAATGGTGGTTTGGCATGTCGGGCACCGAACCGTCAACATACAGTCGCAGCGGGCCGCCCTAGGGGCTCCACAACGCAGGCAGCGGACGTTCTGGTCTATCAGATGATCTATCGGAGTCACGAAATCCTCCAGAATTAAATCAAGGGCGAGCGGATAGTCAGTCCACTCGCCCTTAGACCTTACCATCCCGCAAAGGATGATTCGGAGGCCTAGATAGGAGGCCTTGAAGTTTTTCGCTTCGGCGCACCCGTCCGAAGACAGATGTAATGCTTGGCGTCTGAGACGGTCTTCTAACCGCTAGCTGAGTATGGTTCAGCCATTTCCTCCACCACTGAACGCAGGGGACTCGGACTACATCCAGATCGTCTTGCGACGATCTCGAAGGTTCAATGTGCCGTTCCTCTTGCGAGGGGGCTTGGCTTCCCTTCCTTGAGCCCGAAGCTCTGGGTTGGGGTGGGTGGCTGCGCGGCCACCGCCTGAACAACTCCTTTCTAGCCAGACCCGATCAGGGGTGCAACTGGATTTTTCGGTTATCCACAGGCTACGAGTTATCCACAGTTTCTGTGGGCAAATATGCCCACTCTGGGAAACGAAGTTTGAAAGCGATCAGGTCTCCCTGCTTCTCGAAGAAGAGGGTGTGCTGGGCCGTGACCGCTCCCTTGAAATGCTCGTAGAAACCCCACAGGCCGCCCAGCGGGTTCGTCCGCGTGAACTCGCGATAGATGGTATTGTGATCGACCGTCGAGAGGTCACGGACCTCGACGCCATAAAAGATTTTCCCCGCTGCCAGCATCTCCTGGTAGCGATCTTCGTTGAGGTAGTTGGTGTTGATCTCGCCTGCGGGCTGCCAGAATCGGTTGTCCCCCGTGCGGATGCGGGTGTCGCGGCACATCTGGATGACGCGCTTGGCCTGCTTGTAGTCTCCCAATTTGATGTGACGGCGCACGCTATCCAGCCACTGAAAGCGGATGTGTCGAAGATGGAGGTCGCCGTTCAGGCCGTCCTGGTCTTTACGGTAGTTCTCTTTCTCCGTCCGCATGTGATTGAGGTCGCGGTTGCAGCGGTCCCGAATTAGCGCAAGGCCGCGCCGCCCGCGCTCGCGCTTCCCAGCCCGCCATTCTGCTGCGGAGATGAACCTCATTGGATATCGTCAATCGGCGGCGTGCGCCACTCTGTCTGGAGCCACCGTTGGTCGGCCCGGCTCTCTTCGTCGAAGTGGTCACTCCCCGCTGTCTCCTCAAAGGTGAACTCTGAACCGAGTTCGATGTGCTTGAGACGAACGTTAGACCAGCGATAGTAAAAGAGGTCGCGATCATCGAGCCTGAATACGAATGGCCGGATATACTGTTCGGAGATCGAGTATTGACGCTTCTCACCAATAGATGGTGTCACGGTGCCGCGCCAGATGTCGTATATCCGTTTGCCATCCTCGGTAAAGACGGGGCGGAGGGCGGAGAGGAAATGCCCGGCGATGCGGCCACGAGGAAGTCGGTAGACGCTCTGGGTGGTCTTGGCGTATTCGAACAGCCCCTTGGTCGTTCGGGACACCACGACGTGTTGTTTTGGAAGAGTGATTGAAAGGGGGATACGGATTTCGTCGCGGTTCCACCGCTCGGCGGCTTCCCGGCCAGTCAGTTCGTTCCGGTTCTCGGCCACAAGTGGTCCATCGCAGCAATTCGGCCGCGAGCACGAGACCCGCATGTTTATTCTGCTATAACTGTTGCCGGGTGCGAACGCCGAAGCCAGTCCCGGATAATTGCCGCACCACGGGCAGGCGTTCATCACTGGCTTGATCTTCGGATACATCTTCCGGGTCTACCACACCGAATATACATGTCAAGCAAAAGAAAAGGGCCGCCCTTTCGAGCGGCCCCCTCTTACCATCAGTAAGAACTGGTCTTAGATGAAGGTCAGGTTGGCGGTGTTGATACCGACCAGACCCAGGTAGTCAGCAGCGTTACCCAGCGAGTTCGCCGTGTTGGTCAGTTCGACGTAGCCGTAGCGCGTCATGAACGAAACAACCGGTTCCATCGTGTTGGGGTCGATGACGACGCCCGACGAGGTCAGCGGCACGTAGGGGCAGTAGAACGCGGCGGCGTCCATTTCGTTGCCCTTGTAGCCGACCAGAACCGGGGTTCCGTCCGAAGCGTACTGGTCAACGTAAACGCGCATCGTGTTGTTCAGGGTGCCGACGAACTTGGTGTTGGTCGGAGCCTCGAACACGCCTTCCGTGGTGCGGGCGAACGCCGAAGTGGTCGCCGACTGGAGGACGGTCAGAGCGGTCGGGGAAACGACAACCCAGTTACCGGCGCCACGACGGGTGCGGGCGGCGATCAGGTTGGCCTGACGGTTGATCAGGATGGCCAGAGCAGCGTGAACGTCACCAACGAAGGTCGGGGTGCCGGTCTTGGCGTTCTGGTCGAACGTCGCGGTCGGAGCACCCGGCAGGGCGCGCAGCGAGACGAGGATTTCCTGGTCGATCTCGGCGGTGATTTCCTGAGCGAGGGCGCCCATGATTTCAGCCTCGATGTCAATGCCCTGCTGAGCTTGGGCGTCCTGGGCAGCTTCGAAGGTCCAGCGAGCCGCGAGCTTGCGGGTCTTGGCTTCAACAACTTCCTTCAGGATTTGGATGGAGATACGGTTACCCGCACGACCTTCCAGAGCAGCCGTCACAGCAGCCTTCGGGTTGGCGACGTTCTCGTTACCCGAGTAGTAGCGGGCGATGTCGAACGGCGACAGAGCTTCCGAACCAGCGGTCACGCCCGAGCCGTTCGTGGGAACGGTGTCGGCATAGCGAACGCGCAGGGTGTGGATTTGGGCAACCGGACCCGTCATCGGCTGGACGCCGATGATTTCGTTGGCGATGACGGTCGGCATGACGCGGCGGATAACCGGCAGGATGACCTTGTTCAGCGTGGCAACGTTGGCGGCCGAGGTGGCGCCCGAGGTAGCGGTTTCCATCAGAGCACGGCGGGTGTTATCCAGCACGGTCTCCATGATCTTCTTCTTGTTCGCGTTGAGCGAACCGTCGAAGTTGTGGGTCAGGTCGTTGCCTTCGCAAAGAGCTTGCTTGGTCGCCTGCCACTGGGATTCAAAAAGGTTCTTAGACATAGTATAAAATCTCCTAAGGGATTAGTTTTTCTGAATACCGGCAAGACGGACGACTTGCGCGATATTGGCTTCGATTTCCGGGTCGGTTGCTTGAATGCTTTCGACCAACCGGTTGTTACGTTGGTCACCAGTGACCACCGCAGCAGGTTGCGCCTTGGTCTCAGAGAGAACCCTGGCAGTCTGCGATTGCATCTTCCGAGCGGGCGCCGATTCGGCGACAACAGGGAGGAGGCGTTCAAAAGACTTGCGGAGTTGCGCCGTGGGGGTGCTATCCAGCATGCCTTCCATCACAGCCCGCTTTTCGCCACGTAGTGGAGCGAGAAGTTCGGACATGATCTTCGCACGTTCCGAGCGGTCTTCGGCCAGACGTGCCTTGCGGACGGCGGCTTCAGAGGCCTTCTCGGCTTCCATGAGACGAGCCTTCGAGGTTTCGAGTTCGGCCTTTTGGGACTCCAGAATGTTCTGGAGCTTCTTGGCTTCGGTCGAATCGGCGAAGTAGCTGGACATGAACTCGGAGATGAAGGACTCGAAAATCTTGCGTCCGAAGTGATTCTGACGGTTGCGTTCGAGGTCTTCGTGGATTTGTCCCATTTCGCGAGTGAGTTGCTCGCTGACGTGACGGTCCAGTTTCCGGGCGGATTCCTTGATGAATCGCTCCTGAGTTTCCTTCAGGCGACGACGGTTCTCGGTGACCAGCTTGATGCGGGTTTCAACCAGGGCCTTACGGTCGAGGTCGAATTCTTCAAGCTCACGGCCAAGTTGCTTGACCACGAACTCGTCGATTTTCTTGACGTGCGTGTTGTGTGCTTCCGAAAGCTTGGTCTTGAGGACGTTGACTTCGTTTGCAGCGGCGACGCGCGCCTCGGCTAGGCTCTTGCGCTCAGCGCGAAGGGCCTTGACTTCTTCTGCCAGTTGAGTGGCAATGAAAGTATTTGCGCTCGTGAGTTGTTCATTGATGCGCTTGCGGTAGGTCGAGCGACCTTCAGCCAGGGCAGTTTTGACCGACTCGTGAGCTTCACGCAGCTTGTCCAGTTCAGCGGACTTCTGCGACTCGTAGGACTTGATTACGTCAGTGATGGCGCAATCCATAGCCTCTACAAGATGGTTCTTGTCGTGTTCGTAGCGTTGAGCCAGTTCAGAACGAACCGATTCTTCAACCTCTGCGCGGACCTCAGAAACCTTTGCATCAAAGGCTTCTTGCAGCGTCGCGAGAAGTTCCGCAGGGAGCACGTCCGAACCAAGAATGTCGGTTAGGGTTTTATCCATTGGATTCGAATCTCCTCAGGTGAAATATTTCTCGGGAGGAGAGCATATCGGCCACTCTTCTCTATCCATATTTACTTACGGGTGATTCAAACCTCTGATTTACTGTCAAAAAACGTGTTTTTCTTTGCCAGAAAAGCAAAACCCCTCGGAGAATACTCCGAGGGGCAAGCTATACTCTTTCGAGTGCAGTCTTTAGAGCTTTTGAACCCAGTTCAGAAGCTCCTTGTGGAGGTGCTTCTGGGCCTTGGGGTCATCCATAACGGCCTCAGCAAGTGAGGAAATCATGTTTCCACGGCGGCCCTGCATGGCCTCGTAGACGGCCTTCGGATAAGCATCCGGGGCCGAGGGCTTCGCAACGATATCAACGGTGACGATCTCGAAATCTGAGACACGCCCTGAGTCATCAACATCACCTGAACCACGGCTTGAAACGCCGAGCTTGACGCCCGATTCCAAGAGGGTCTTGATGATGTTGCCCATCGGCGTCGGCAGAATCTTGAGGCTGCCGTGACCGACGTTGTTCTCCATCCACATCTTGGTGATCATGTGTGAAACACGGTCGATGTTGATGGTGAGCTTATCAGGGTGATCACACTCGCCGAGAACACTGTCTCCGCGAGAGATGATCGAGTTTACGTCGTCTACTGCCTTTTCGATTTCTCGAACCGGGTAAACGCGACCGTTAAGGTTGCGGACGCCGCCCTGGATGAACACACCCTTGAGGGTGAGGCTCTTTCCTTTGCCTTCGCCTTCGTCTTTTGCTTCGACGATGACGCCTGCTTGATCAAAGTTTAGTCTTTCTACTAGCAGCATGAGCAGCGTCCTCCCTTACTTGATTACTTCTTGAGACCCGACAGCGGCGAACGGGTGTTCGGCTTGGAGGTCTTGCCACCAACGCCAACTTCCGAGCCTTCTTTGCTGTTCTTCGGAGCAGCAACCGACGAGAGTGCCGAGTTGGCAGTCTTGACGTTGTTGCGACGCTTCTTCAGGTCTTTGACGCCCGGAGCGGTTTCGCGCTCAAAACCAACGTGGTTGGTGGACTTCAGACGAACCGGCTCACCGCCTTGACGGGCAGCGATGGACTTCTGCGGCAGGGTGGACTTGCCCTGTTGAGCGAAGGTCTTGCCAGCAGCGATTTCCTTGCCATCGGTGGACAGATCGATGTTGATCTTTTCCAGTTCCGAAACGACCGACTCAGCCAGATCGTCGAAACCTTCTTCGATTTCGTCTTCTGCACCGGCTTCCGGGCCCATGTCGTCTTCGAGGCCAACGGCAGCAGCAGCGTCGTCAGCTTCCGGCTCCGAACCTTCGGCGTCGAAGCCGAACTGGTCGCCTTCGTCAGCACCGTCGTCGAGACCGCCATCTTGGCCGAGCATCTCTTCGAACTTGTCGGCCAGACCTTCGAGAGACGCCAGGAGGTCTTCCATGCGCTCTTCGACGTCTTGCGCCGGGGCTTCTTCGCCGCCCATTTCAGCGGGTTCTTCAACGTCGAAGTTGCCGCCCATGCCATTGGCATCGTCAGCTTCGCCTTCTTCGGCTTCGGCGCCGAACGGGTTGGCATCGGCTTCTTCGCCTTCACCATCCGTCAGTTCGGACATGTCGGCTTCAGAGAAGTATTCCTCTTCGACGACTTCTTGATCGAAGCCTTCGGCCGAGGGGTCTTCGCCATTGCGCATCGATTCGTGAATCTGACGGGCACGGGCGACGATGAACTGATGCATCAGTTCTTGAGCTTGTTCTGCGTCACCGTTGAGGTGATGAATCACAGCTTGTTCGAGGATAGAGCGCATTTTTTTCTCCCAAAAAGGTTGCTAGACGCATTAGCGTCCTGCTTTATTTAGTTTTGAGAGAAACCGGCGTCAGAATAGGCTGCGAAAAGGCCGGTTTTTAGAACATACCGCCGCCCATGCCACCGCCATCGGCTGGTGCGCCGTACATGATCGCCAGAAGGTCTTCGCGTTTCATGTTCTCTAGCGTGCGCAGGGCGCGCATTTTCTTCAGCCTGTTGAGATGACGCAGCGTCAATACGGGTTTGCGGGTGTCGCTAAGCTCGCGTTTATTCAGCTTGTCTGCGGCGGGGTCGTAATACCCCGTCGAGACGTCTTGTGGGTCATTGAACTCGTTGAGCTTCATGAATGTCTCCAGGCCTCTGGCTTATTTAGCCGAGCGGACCAGCGGGAGCCCCACCAGGAGGCGGAGCACCCGGTGCGCCACCATCGGCTGGCGGTGCACCCTCCATCTCGCCACCTTCCATATCCGGCTCGTCCATCGGCATGTCGTCCATACCCATGTCGCCCATCGGACGGATACCAACCGAAGACAGGTCCGCATCGTTCTCGCTTTCGGCCGGGCTGGAACCCGTCGCGCGCTTGAGCTTGGCGGCGTTTTCCTGTTTCCACAGCGTCTCGTTTTCGAGGATTTCTTCTTCCGTGAGGTTGAGGAACCGCTTGAGCTTGAAACGCTCAGAGAGAATCTTGATGCCAGCGACTTGGCTATAGACGGCGGCTTGCGCCTGATCGACTTCGATCTGACGATACTTGGTGAAGTTCTGCGGCGGGTTGAAGCGAATCTCGTAGAGGTTCGAATCGATCACCATCTCACCTGACTCTGCCAGGAACTTTTTGAACTCGAAATCGAAGACGGGGGCCAGCAGGGTCTGGAGACGCATGCAGTATTTGTTGAAGCGGTATTCCTGAATCATCGCGGCGCCGAGCTTGCCGTCGTTGTAGGCACCCTGGCCGCTCTCGTCGTCGCCGAGCGGGAGGTATGATTGCGGGATGCGGAGACCACGGGCCAGCTTCTTGGTGAACGCGGTCATGTCGCCGATCTCACCGAGGTTGTCTCCGCCCGGCAGGGTTTCGACCTTGGAGCCCCGGCCTTCAGCGGACTGTGCGAAGTAGAAATCCTCGTTGATCGACAGGGGATTGTAGGCCGCGTCGATCATGGAGTTGCCGCCGCCGCTGTGGTTGGGGATACGACGCTGGTGGATTTCGTTCTTCACCTGCTCGATGTGAGCACGAGCCTTGACGGGTGGCATGTTGCCGACGTCGATGTAGAAGACGCGGCGTTCTGGCGCGCGCTGGACGCGATAGATGATGACCGAGTCCTCAAGGAGTTCCTTCTGCTTGAAGGTCTTGAAAACCGGCTCCAGAACCGACTGACCGAACGGCCAGTTGATGTCCATGCCGACGCTGAGGCTGAGGTGAACGACGTGATCTGCGTCGATGGCGAACAGTTCGTTCGACGGGTTGTTGTTCTGGCGCATCTGGCGCGGGTCACGCCCAGCACCAGCCATACCGAACGCACCGGAACCACCGCCCGACGACGGGCGAGCCGTGGTGATCGCGGCGCCGCCGTTGGCAGAGCGATACTGGCTCATGTCGGCCTTGGAGGCAGCGAACTTCGCTCCGTTGTTGTAGTCGAAACCACGGATGAAATACTCAATGGGCTTCTTGCCGTCTTCTTCATCGACGCGGACCATCTCGACCGAGTAGTGATCGAGCCAGAGCCATTCAAAGGTCTCTGGGTCACGAAGGAAGAACGCATCGCCGTTCTTGATGCAGTTGCGGAACGTATACCAGAGACGTTTGCGGAACTCGTTCGTCTTGACCCACTTCGCCATGTTGGATTTGAGGATTTTGATCTCAGTCTCGGTGGCGGAATCGTCCAGATAGTGGATTTCGAACGGCTCGTCGTTCTGCTCCTCAGACTGGGTGCAGAAATCAGCGATAGTGTCGAGAGCCGCGTTGATGTCGGAGTCGCGGTCCATGTCGTCATACTGGTAATAACGCTGGATGCGGTTCGGGTGACCAGCGTAGACTTCCGGGAGGTAGCTCGAATAGTTTGAGCTTGTACCAGTGGGCTCCGACATCCTGTCGTAGAAACCCATCGCCTGGGACGCGCCGTTGTTATCTTGTGTCGGTTGAGCTACCGAGAAATACTTACGCCAACTCATATGTCGTCTCACTTTTAAGTCAAGGGGCAGTATAGCAGAGCCCGCATTGTGAGACTATTTAGTATAGACAGAACTTAGGAATCTTTGATCTGGGTTAGGAGGACGTTTGTTCTCCGGGCAGCAGCCCGCTGTTCTTGCTGAATACCAAGCATGGCCTCGAACATTCCCTTCATATCCTTCTGGGTTTTGTTCAGTTGCTCGAACAATCCGGTGTTGGCGCGGTTGGCGTTTGTCTGTGCAGCCAGGGTTTCGTTGATGGTTCCCAGGCGGCCTTCGGTAGCCCTCGCAGCGTCTGGCGCGGTGGCGGGGCGGGCTCTGCCGAAGTTTCGGGCCAGCATGCCACCCAAGGCTGCTGGCATAGTCATGGGATTCAAGAGGGGGGCGGCGCGGGCCAATGGCCGTGCAGCATTACCCGCCATGCGACCGAGGCCACCAACGAACCTGTCCGTGCGGTCGCGGCCAATCAGATCACGGCCCAGGATGGCCCCATCCATGAGGAGAGAGCCGATGGTTCCGATAACCGGAACGGTTCCCATAGCCGACGAGAGGCCTTCCATTCCGGCGCCGACACCGTCGCCCTCGGCGAGACGCATAGCAGCCAGACCGGCACCAACGCCGAGACCGACGCCGGGGATTTTCTTACCCAGGATGCCGCCAACGCGTCCTGCAACACGAGCACCGATGCGAGCCGCACCGCGCATACCAGCACGACCACCCACACGACGAGCAACGCCACCGGCAACCCGCGCGACGCGAGACCCAGCAGATGCATGGGTTGCGACAGATGCGGCCGGGCGGGAGGCTCCACGAACGCCGCCTGCGACGCTGCCAGCAACGTCAGTAGCCGCTCCGGCGATATCACCCATGAACATGCTTCCCATCAGGGCGGCACCGCCAACGGCTCCCGCGAGACGACCGCGACCACCACCCATGAGGCGACCGGCCACACCGGCTGCACCGCGTCCACGACCCATGTGGCGGCCACCATCGGAAACGTCACGCACACGGCTGCCGAAGCTGCCACGGGCCGCTCCACCACCACCACGACCACCGCCACCACCGCCTCGTCCACCACGTCCACGACGGCCCCGGCCACGACCGAAGCCGCCGCCCATGCCACCATTGACGATCACGTTTGCGGCGTTGATGTTGACGTTGCTTCCCATCATGTGACGGAAAATGCCACCGATGACCTTCGGGCCCAGCCAGAGCAAAAGACCGGCACCGACGAGGGCGATCTTTTTGGCCGTGTCACCGAAGGTGTTGCCGATGAAATCCAGACCAGACGTGAAGGCATTGACGACGTGCCCGATAGGGGCCGCGATCATGGTCAAGTAGCTGATAAGGGTCAGGATGCCCTTACCGAAATCTGCCGCGATATCGATGCCCGTCTGGAGAGTTTTGGCGAACCGCTCAACGTCTTCGGGTTTGAGATTGGCGAAGTAGTTGCCGATCTTTTCACCGAGCATCTTCGCAGCCATTTCGAAGTTCTTGAACGACTCGGAATCGAACATGTAGGCCATGTTCTCATCGAGCTTCTCAAGGCTGCCGAACAGTCCCTCCAGAACGCTTCCGGCGAGCCGCTTGAAGATGTTACCAAGGGCCAGAAGACCGTTGGTCAGGCCCTTGTTGGCCTCCTGCTGCTGAGCCAGTTGACGGAACTCGGCCGCCGACATGTCCTTCATCGCAGCATCCATGTTGATGATCTGCTCAGCGTGAGTGTTTCCGGCCAGAACTTGTAGGCGGAGAGATTCGCGGTTCGCGTCAACTTCGCGCTTGAATTTCTGCATGAAGGCGAACGAGAGGTCTTGGCCCTCAGTCGCCGACGCCGCGTTGTCCATCGCGGAAATCCAGTCCTGCTGGGCCGAGATCATCTGTGGGAGGCCGCCCTGCGCGAACATCTCGGTGCCCTGGTTAAACAGGGCCGACTGATGACCGAGAGCGTTGGACATGAAGTTGGCCAGCAACTGGCCGGACTCGCCGGGGATAGCTGCCATGGCCGAGACGGCGCCGTTGGCGGCAGCCGAGAAGTTTTCCATGGAAGCCTCGGTCATTCCGCCCATGCGGGCCGTAATGGCGGCTTGCGACATGGCCTCCATGGTGGCCTTGAGGATTTCCTCACGGCCCTTACCGAATGCCTTGGAGAGATCACCCACGCCTTTGGCGAGCGCGATTGAGTTGGCCTGAGAGCGCGTCGAGTTGGCGGCTTCCATGTTGCCGAAGTGACGCTGCTGTTCGAGGTATGACATCGTCACCTCGTTGAGGCCCTCAATGGTGTAGCCGTACATGCCGAATTTCTCGGTTGACTGGCGAACACCCTTGGCGAGTCGCATAACGTCCTTCTGTCCGAAGGCCGCGATGGTCTTGCCATTTTTCTTGATCAGGTCGGCGAAATCAGACAGCGGGAGACCAGCGGCAGCGGCAGACCGCGCCATGGTGAACAGGCTTCCGTTGAAGGTCTGGCCGACCTCGGCTGTATCCCGGTAGGTGCGGATGAGGTTTGTCGCGCCGCCGATCATGCCGCCGATGACGCCACCCATGCCGAAGTATCCAGCGAACTTGGACAGTGACCGACCGGCCTCGTCTGAGTTCTGACCCAGGACGCCAACGCCCTTGGCTGCGCCCGACAGGGAACGACGCATGATGCCCCGTTCGTTCTCATCGAGCTTGTGGGATTTGCGGCTCTGGCCTTCGCGACGCTTCAGATCACCGTCGAGCTTCACCCTGGCCTTGGCACGATTGTCTTCTTCGCGATCACGGGCGCGGTCCTTTGCGCTCGTGCCAGAACCGGAAGACTTGGAGTTGCGATTCTTCTGATCGGCGAGCGAGCGCGTGACCCTATCGAGAGAACCAGTGTTCTTCCGAAGTTCATTCATGAACTGCTCAAACTGTTCGGAAGAAATATCGCTCATAATGCCCGCATCTGCTAGTATTCATTGATATTTATGTGTTCGATTATGTGGGCAGTTTATGCGTCCATAAATACGGACATAAGTCATTCCAAAGGAACTCATGACCAACATTGTTGACGGCCCCGAGACCGAAGTTGCGATCAACCCACTCACCAAGTATTTCCGCGTTCCGGGTCTCGACGTGACTCTGCCGACTCAGGGTATGTTCTTCCCCGCTGGCACGGCGTCTCTCCAGGAAGGCGGCACCGCCTCCATTCTGCCGATGCGGGCAGCGGACGAACTCCTACTCAAGCATCCCGACATGCTGCTGAGCGGCAAGGCCATTGAGGAACTCATCCGTAGCTGCGTTCCGGCCATCCACGACCCCATGCTGGTAAGCACGCCGGACCTCGATGTCCTCCTGCTCGCTATTCGTGCAGCGACCTACGGGGACGAGATGGAGGTGCAGGCCGACTGCCCGAACTGTGGCGCCGAGAACCTCTTCGGAGCCAACCTGCCGATGATCTTGCAGAACGCCAAGGTGATCACGGAGGAGGACATCCAGGTTCGCCTGTCAGACGATCTGGTCGTCTATGTCCGGCCCTACAACTTCAAAGACGCCACCCGGCTGTCGATCATGACCTTCAACGAGACCCGCAAGGTTCAGAATATCGAGAACACCGACGAGGAGCCCGACGCCAAGGTCAAGCAGATGAACACCAGCATGGAATCGCTGACCAAGCTGTCGGTGGAAATCATGTCCGACTGCGTGGTGAAAATCATGACCCCGGATGGCGAGGTCACCGACCGCAACCATATTCGTGGCTTCGTGGTCAACACGACCAGGAACTGGACGTCTAAAATCGACGAAAAGCTTCAGGAACTCAACGAGAAGGGCATCGACAAGTCTGTCAAGGCAACGTGCTCGTCTTGTAAGCACGAATGGGACACCAGCATCGAGTTTGACCCGGCAAGTTTTTTCGATTCCGGCTCCTGAGGGCCACGACCTACGAAGGGGTACAGGCTCTGATCAACCAGTACCGGTATGAGCAGAGAGAACTCAGGCAGCACATCATTTCCATCCTGTGGCACATGCGGGGTGGGATTTCCCGCGAAGAAGCGTGGAGCCTTGCCCCGGTTGAGCGCGCTGATATAATGAAGTTCATCGAAGAACGAATGAAGATCGTCGAGAAAACAAAGCTACCCATGATATGACGAAACGTATATCCGACAGCGAAATCTACGTCTCAGTCCCAGTTCCGAAGTCGATGGTTTCGGAGATGGGGGACCTCATGGCCGAGTTCTATCCAGGCCTACGCATCAACGAAGTCAGCACCACTATGCTGGCTTTGCTCTTGCTCTCAAGGGGAGACAACGTTGAGTGGATGCGTGGCATGGTGGATGAAATCAACCTGCCAAACTACGAAATCGCCGCCCGAGAACATCCCGTGGAAGTAGAGGGCAACACGACCGCCAATCTGGGTAAAATTCTATGGTGCGCTCAGAACGCATCTGCGGGATGGAGCTATCGGTTCGTTAGAAAACGTCGGAGGAATGCCGAACTCGTCACGGTCGGCCATGTTGAGTTCAGCTTCACCGAGCCCCTCGACGTATCGAAGTTTTTCTTCAGCTTCACGGACGCAAAGCCTATCGACTCTTCTGAATCTCTTCGATGTGGATACCAGCAAGGTTGAGATGACGCCGGACGTGCGTGCATCGCCATCCTGGCTTATTGTTGGCCAACGTCCGATATAGCTCAAGGACCGACTGCAAGCTGGCGTCCTTGCATCGCCACGTTCCGTTAGCCTGATTGACCACCAGATTGGAATCGCCGAGGAACTCGACGTCCGGGTAGCCGCACTCATCGGCGAGTGTGGCAGCCATCAGAAGGGCCAGCCACTCCGCCTTGTTGTTCGTGCCGTGGTCGAGGCGATAGTGAACCACTTTCTTGGCGATGCCGGGTTGGTCTGGCACGAACACGCATGCCTCCATGGAGCCGGGGTTGGGCTGGCAGCCGCCGTCGAAGTAGATTTTCATCAGAAGTTTTGGAGTTCCTGACCGCGCTTGGTCTTGATAAAATACTGATGACACTTCGCAGTGGTGTGCATCTTGGTGACGGAGACGCCGGGCCTCACCTCGGTGGTGACCAGATACCGGTCTCCTACAATGCAGCCGTTGGCGAAATAGTCAACCGCCGACAGGCTGGCCACGCATATCGCGACCACGAATCCGACTGCCACCAATGTGGCAATCCGGTCGTCTTTGTTCTTCATGGCCGGGCCATTTTTCTGACCGCCCGAGCCTGCGCTTTCGCGGCCTCGCGCATGTAATCCCGAGCCAGCTTCGGGGCCTTTTCCTTCACATATGTGGATGGCGTGTGGCGGCCGGGGTCATCCTTGAGGAGACGCTTCTTGTAGAAACCACCGCGACCATACTTGACCGCCTGCTGGACGTCCGCAGGAGCAACCCCACGAACGCCAGCTTCGATTTTCTTGACCTCGCCACCACGAGCCAGGAACTCCGCCATGTAGTCGGTCAACGGCGCGCACCCCGGATGTTGTTGACGCCCGTGGCGTCCCGGTTTCGAGCACCCCGCAATCCCGGAGGCGCACGGTCGCCCTGCCGGAGCGGCGGGTCGGTCAGGCGCAACAGGTAGTCGGCTTTTTCCTGATAGCGGAACTCGACGCCCCATTTGTTCCGGTCATTGCTTTCGCCCTCGCGAATGATGCAGACATTCCACTTCGCGTCAGTGGGCAGAACCCCATGCAGCTTGATCGGCACGGCGTTGTAGGCCGAGCGCACCGCCTTGCCGTCATCGACCACGACTGCTCGGTTGACGAGTTGGACGTGACGCTTCACCCGCCCATCGTGGGGCTGAATGAGGGTGATGGGCCCAGAGGTCTTTTTCATCATGTCCTCGGCTTGCGAGCGATGCGTCCGAACCATCTCGACCACGAGGGCACGACGGGTCGCCGGATGCAGGGAGACGGTGTTACCGACTGCGCCCAGCAGCAGCTTCGTGCGCTCGTCGAGGCTCGACCGTCCGTTCTCATCAAAGAGATAGGCGCGATAGGGCTCCAGGGTCTTCGGAAGGTTGTCCGAGGTCAGCGACGAGATCGAGACGCCCAGCGCGGCCATTTCACCCAGAAGGGCTTCATTGATGGTGGCGAAGATTTCCGGCGACGTGCGGAGCCACGGGGCGAACCCGGCCAGAACACCGTTGTAGTAAGAAATCTCGTTGCGGATGAAAGAGCGCAGCCGGGGCTTGTCGTCCGGGGCAACCTCTGCTTCAAAAGTCCATCGTGATGGCATATGCGCCATAGTGTTTCTCCAAATATGAGAGCATCATATCCAGCGAGACCTCCGAAAAGCAAAATGTTTAGGGGTTGGGCTTCAGGGTGTTGGCCTGAATGCGGGCCGATATCCATTTGTTGAACGACAGGGGGTCCAATAGGGCATGTGAGACCATGATCTCGTAGGTTTCCCAGTAGGACATCTCGGATTTGGAAGCACAAATCCGCAGAACCGTTCGGGTGAAATCGTCGGGGTTCAGGGTGACCAGGGCTTTGAGTTCATCCGAGGAGCCGTAGTATTTGGGCCAGTCGGATGCCTTCTGGGAAATCCGGCGCCGTTTCTTGCCCTTTAGGGGTGGCTTGGCCACGCGGTTCCAGAAAATCTTCTTGCCGATATAATACATCCCGGTAGAGATTTGCTCAATGCGATAGATGAAACCAACCGCATCTTCAGGGGCCTGCGTAAACTCTTGGCCATCATACATCCACATACCCCTATTTACAGTTTACAGCACCGGCCCTCGTGTTGTAGTGTGCTGGCATGCGCTTGAAGAGAGGCGAGGTCGCCAAGAAGCGGCGTGTTCGCACCCGGAGGACAAAAAGAACGGCACCGAGCATCCGCTCGATGATTCGTCCTGCCCGCTACGCTGGGTTCGATTTCATGGTGCAGTTGAAGCCGGTGTCTCGTTGGGACTTCGAGATCATCGACCGTAATCCCCTCTTGGAAACCATCCGGGCGGCTGGCCTATCGCGCTTCAAGATCGTCAAGACCGATGGGTATGCGGATGCCTTCATTCGCATCTACGTGGCCAATATAGCTGCCGTCCTGGCTATCAAGATGATCGCGGGCGACGAAGTTTGGAAGATATTCCGTCTCGTCGATAAGAAGTAATTTGGTTCCCGGATAGGGGTTCTAATATACTTCATGTATGAACGAAGATGACCCCAAGCTTGACGAGTTCCTCAGCCTTCTGAATACCGCCGTTTCTGTTGAAGAACTAGAAAAAATCGAAGAAGATGAAGAAGAAGAACTCGACACATCTCTGAGTTTTGTTACTTCATCCAATACCCTTTGGGTGAACGGCAACGTCGGTATTGGCGCAAGCGTGGGTCATTCCACGTTGAGCTTCACCGGAGGAGCTACATTTTCAAGCGGCAACGCGTTCTCGACTTCGCATGCCGAATATCTACGAGGCGAGGAAATCGAAGGTCAGTTCGTCGTCGAGGTTAAATCTGAACTTCCGGTGGTGATCAAGACCCAGAACGGAGAGATCAACCTCGACAAGCTGGCGGCAATGATGACTCGTATGGACGAGGTCTTCTGTGTGGTCGAGAAAATGAACGCCGACGACCCAAACTTTCCCGCACTCCAGACGGCATATCGGCACTTCCGGGTCGTCGAAGCTATCGCCCGCAGCACGCCTCCGCCCGAAGATGGCGAGTGAGTGGTTCAACACCGCCTACATGGCGGTGAGATCAGGCCATCGACCCCTATATGACGTTGTCAGACGCCCGCAGTGGCATAACCTGACAGCCGAGGGGGCACTGGCCGTCTTGCTGGACAAACGGTTCAGCGTGCCTCTCAAATATCATATCGACGATGCCTATATGGCCTCGGAAGAATTCCTCAACCTTCTCAACGAGACCAACGCCGACCTGGGGCCATGGGTGTCGTTTCGCCACAACGAATCCGTCTACATGGTTTTCTCAAGCGCGGCAGACGCGGCGGTGTTTCGCCTGATGTGGTCCGCCTACTAGAACCGACCCAAGGCGTCGATGGCGAGCGGGATGTCTCCCCAGATCGCGGCGGCCTTGTCGCCATAGAAATAGTCCGGCTGCCCGGAATCGCGCTTTTTCTGAAGAGCACGAAGGTTGTTGTGCATGGTGTTCTTGAGACTGTGGAAGCCGAACATGAACTCCTCCAGACCCTGCACGTCTCCAGCGGCCTTGAGTTCCTTGATGCGCGGCACCGCATTGCGGACGTCTTCCATCTTGAAGTCGCCCATGATGAGGAAGCCCAAACTGGAAAATGTTTTGATCACATTCAGCGACGCCATGAAGGCCGCGTTTACCGCCGATCTCTTCTCGGGATTGTCGCGGGCCATGCGGAGGGCCGCAGCGGCTTCCTTGTAGGACGCCAGGATGGCCTTGCCGATGGGGGCGAGTTGTCCGGGCTCGACAGTGATCTTGCCGCCAGACTCGACGAAGTCCCGCATCGATATTGCGGTGCGGGGCGTCATCCGGGCGCCTTCCAGGACACCGTTCTTGCCCCCGTAGGCGAGCCACTTCGCGATCACGTTCAAGTAATCGGGCACCTCATCCATGGAGTTGATGTAGTTGCCGCCGTAGAAAATCGGGATGAAGTCTCTGACGACGATGCCGGGGTTCTTGCGGGCCAACCCATGCAGGGTGTCGAAGCCCATGTGGTGCTCATCGGAGCGCGCGATGGGGATGATGTGGTTCGACGTCTTCGAGATCATCGTGTAGCCGACCTCACCCATAGTTCCCGGCTTTGCGTCGCCATCCCCCATGGAGTTGCCATCGTAGACGTAGACGCGCCACCGCTCGACGTCCGCGAGGCTATCGGTGATCTGATATTTCTTCGGGTCCAGCGCAGGGTGGAGTTGGAACGGCTGGATGGATTCGACGAGGGTGATCAGATTGCGCATCGGATATTTAGCCCTCAAATTCCTCTAAGCATCACGGACCTCGGGGAATCGGAGACGGAACTCCACCCCGGCACGAGCTTTCTCGAAAGCGACCAGGATTTTTCCTTGCCTCGGGCACAGGATGACTGTCCAGCGACCGAGTTCCAGA